TTACGTAAATATTTATTTAAAGAATTAGGTTCTTATGAATCGTTACATTTCTACGTTGTGGGCGAATATGGTCCAGTTCATTTCCGTCCGCATTTCCATTTGTTATTATTCACGGACTCGGACCGAGTCGCGGAGGTTTTACGACAATGTCACTATAAGAGTTGGAAACTCGGTCGTTCAGATTTCCAGCGTGCCGCTGGTGGAGCTGTGTCATACGTATCGAGTTACGTTAATAGCCTTAGTGCTGCTCCCTTATTATATCGCTCATGCCGCGCGTTTAGACCCAAGGCACGAGCGTCTATTGGATTCTTTGAAAAAGGTTGCGATTTCGTGGAGAGTGACGACCCTTATGCGCAAATTGAGAAAAAAATCGATTCTGTCGTTAACGGAAGAAGCTACAACTTCGGCGGTGTCTGTGTTCGGTCAACTCCACCCATGTCGTATATCCGTACCTTACTCCCCCGATTCTCGTCTGCTCGCAATGACGATAGTACTGCGATTATTAGAGTTCTTTGTGCTGTTCACCGAACGCCAGCAAGAATTGCGAAATTCGGATTTATCGATTACGGACAGGATTCAATCTTAAGTCTTGTTCGTACTTATTATCAATATCTTAAATGTAATTCCATTCTTACTGATGATGACAAGATTATATTACATTCTGCTCGGTGTCTTACTAGGTTTGTTAACTGTTCTAGCGATGTCGATGTTGAATCTTATATTAATAAGTTGTATAGGCTATTCTTACATGTCTATAAATTTTTCAGGAATTGGCATTTGCCTGAGTTCGGCTTTGATCTTAGTGCTTATTCCGGTCGTATTATGTTTATCATTAAGACGGGCATAGAATATGAGAAGAAAAAAAATTATGAAAGTCTACGAGATGCATTCAACATACGTTCCCTTAACTCAGAAATATCAGATTGTATGTTTGCGTTGCCTCAGAACGGGCAGGAGATTGATGTCTTGCAGAACGTTTCAAGTGAAACGCTTCAACTTCTTGAGCAACTCCGGTATCGTAGTTCGACATTCTGTCGTGATATGATTAAGCATAAACAGCTTAACGATGCTAATGATGTTTTCAACCGTATGGTTTAATTTAAATATTAATTAATTATGAGTGATTTTAATCCTTTAGACCGAGCTAAAATTCCTACCCATCGGTCCTCTTTCGACTTAAGCTCGAAAAAATTGTTTACTGCCAAGGTTGGTGAGATTCTTCCTTGTTATTGGCAGATTGCTATTCCTGATACTAAGTATCGTATCTCTTCGGATTGGTTTACCCGTACTGTTCCTGTTAATACCGCTGCATATACCCGTATTAAGGAATATTACGATTTCTATGCTGTGCCGTTACGTCTGATTTCCCGTGCACTTCCTCAGGCCTTTACGCAAATGACGGACTATATGACTAGTGCTTCTAGTTCTACTGCGAATACATCTGCACTTACTGCTGTACCTAATGTTTCACAGAATGTATTTAATGTATTTCTTCAGACGGCTAATTCTGGTGATCAGCCTAATACTCGTGACGATGCAGGTCTCCCTATTGTCTATGGTTCTTGTAAGTTGCTTGATTTGCTTGGTTATGGGTCTATGATTGCATCTTCCAATCCTGGTAAGGCTGCTATTACTAAAAAATATCTAGGTGTTGATTCTCCTAGTGATGCTAATAATCCTTTGGTTTATCAGACTTCTCAGACAGTCAATGCTCTTCCGTTCCTTGCTTATCAGAAGATTTACTATGATTTTTATAGTAATGCTCAATGGGAGAAGCATAAAGCCTACGCTTATAATGTTGATTATTGGTCTGGTACTGGTACTATTGGATTGGTTACGGATATGGTTCAACTTCGTTATGCGAACTATCCGAAGGATTATTTCATGGGTATGCTTCCCTCTTCTCAGTATGGTTCGGTCGCCTTACTTCCAACTTCTTATCGTTCTGACGTTCCTTCTAATACATTGTTAAAACCGGATCAAAGGTTAGTAGTTCAGTCTCAGGCGACTGGTAATTCTGTTGTGTTAGGTAGTTCTTCTAGTTCTGTTGAATATATTCGTCTTAATTCTGATTTATCTGCCCTTTCAATTCGTGCAACTGAATACCTCCAACGTTGGAAAGAAGTAGTTCAGTTTAGTAGTAAGGATTATTCAGATCAGATGGCTGCTCAGTTTGGTATTAAAGCTCCCGAATACATGGGCAATCATGCGCATTATATTGGAGGCTGGTCTAGTGTTATTAATATCAATGAAGTGGTTAATACTAATCTTGATACCGATTCTTCACAGGCTTCTATTGCCGGTAAAGGTATTTCTAGTAACTCTGGCCATACTCTTACTTATGATTGTGGTGCTGAACATCAGATTATTATGTGTGTGTATCATGCCGTACCTATGTTAGATTGGAATTTGACTGGTCAGGCTCCTCAGTTGACTGTTACCGCTATATCTGATTTTCCGCAACCTGCATTTGACCAACTTGGTATGCAAGCTGTTCCGGCTCTTAATCTTCAAAATAATCCCAGTCGTGCTGTTTCCGGTTCTCTTGGTTATAATCTCCGCTATTGGCAGTGGAAATCTAATATTGATACTGTCCATGCCGGATTCCGTGCTGGTGCTGCTTACCACTCTTGGGCTGCTCCTCTTGATGGTTGGCAAGTTTTAACTTCTGCTGGTGCTTGGTCTTATCAGTCTATGAAGGTTCGTCCTCAACAGTTAAACTCTATATTTGTTCCTCAAGTTGATCCTAGTCAATGTTCCGTTGCCTTTGACCAGTTGTTGTGTAATGTTAATTTTCAAGTATATGCTGTTCAGAACTTGGATAGAAATGGTTTACCTTATTAATTGTGTGTTGTTATGAGAAATTTTGCTTATAAAAATCCCGATTTTATTAAGAATGATGTTATTCCCGAATTGGTTGAAGACAACCCGTGTTATCAGCAATCTGTATATGATACAGTTATGTATGATGAATCTCCTGATGGTGATTTGATTCAGTGCGATATGACCCAAATCTTGTTGAATCAGGAAAAATATCGTCGGTTGCTTGGTGACATGAACATTCAGAATATTCTTGCTCAAATGCATCCTACTCGGTCCACTATTATGGATGATATGACTGATGCAGAACGGTTTGATTGTGTCATTTCTCGACATTGTCAGACGCTGTCTGAAAGGCAGGCTGTGTTACAGCAATTGGCTTCTGAGAAGTCTGAACTCACTAAATATGCTGAAGCTATGTTGGCAGAGCAAAAGTCAGAGCCCGCTCCTGCGTCCGCCCCTGATGCCGCTGCTCAATGAGGTTCTATGATATTGGAGAAAGCCCCTTAATGGGGCACTCCGAAAAACATATTGCTCCGCTTGTCCTTGGTGGCATTATTGCCGCCGGCGCTTCTCTTGCTGGTAATGCGATCGGATCTGCTTCTCAAAATAAGACAAATCAGACTAGTATTGATATTAATCGTGAGAATAACGCATTTAATGCTCATCAGGCTCAGATTCAGCGTGATTGGCAGGAAAAAATGTGGGGAATGAATAACGCCTATAACTCCCCTAATGCTATGATTTCTCGCGGCCTGAATCCGTTTGTTCAAGGTTCTGCCGCTTTGGCCGGCTCTAAATCTCCTGCTTCAGGCGGTGCTGTTGCTTCTGCTGCTGGTATGCCTAGTTTACAAGCGTTTCGCCCTGATTTTTCTGACGTAGGCTCTGCTCTTGCTTCTATGGCCCAGGCTCGTGCTGCCATGATTAATGCAGAACAGAACGCTGCTCTTACTCCGTATAAGAAGCAGCAGATCTTAGGCGATACTAATTATCGTAATATTGGTGTTGGCCAGTCAGGTTATTGGACTGCGTCTACCGGCCGCCGATCTGCATTATTGGATCAGTCTAAGGAATATCAGGAGCTTAAGAATATGGAGTTTGCTGGACGTCTTACGTCTGCTCAGGAAGCACAGATTCTTCTTGATTCTGAAGCCCAACAGGTGCTTAATAAGTATCTTGATGAACAGCAACAGGCTGATCTGTTTATTAAGGGACAGACCTTATCTAATTTGTATGCTCAAGGCTCTCTTACAGAGGCTCAGTATAAAACTGAAATGGCTAAGGCTGTGAAGACTGCTGTCGAAACTAATGGCCTTCGTATTAATAATAAGATCGCTGCCCAAACTGCTGATTCTCTGATCTATGCTAATATTCAGTCTAATCGTGCTCGTGGTCTATCTTCTCTATGGGATTCTAAGAATACCAACGTTCTTAAGAACATAGAATATTCTAAGGATAAGGCTTTACGTGATTATTATAAGTGGAGTTCCAAACAGAAACAGAAGGACGTTAATTCTTATGAATTGCGTAATGCCCTTGATTACGGTACTCGTGTTTTTCAAGGTATTGGTAATAGTGTCGGTAGAAAGTAGTCATTCTTCAGAACTAGAAGCCCATCGCGGCGTTTGAGCGATATACACCCGCCGCCCGCGTAGGGCCTGATCGAAAAATGGAGCGGAGCGACTTCCTTATAGGAGCGCCCCGCTCCGGTATTTTAGCACAGAGTGCGCAAAGGCAGATACTAT